GTTCTATATTTATTTTAGTGAGGACACAGTACGTAAAGCAAGTGAGTTATTCTTAATGAGAGCTAACCAAAACAACGCAACCTTAGAGCACGAAAAGAAAATGTTAGAAGGAATGTCAGTTGTTGAAAGTTGGATCATTGAAGACGAGAAGTTAGACAAGTCAGTTAAATATGGATTTAGCTTACCTAAAGGAACTTGGATGATTTCTATGAAAGTAAACAACGATGAGATTTGGAATAAAGTAAAAGCGGGTGAAGTAAAAGGATTTTCTATTGAAGGTTACTTTGTAGATAAATACGAAATGAGCCTACAAGAAAATGAAGAGCAAGAAATGATTGAAAAAATTAAAGACTTAATTAATAAATATGAAAACAGCAAGTAAAGTTAGTCCACGAGGCGGTAAACGTGGATGCCTATGTAAAGACGGAACATATTCAAAGAAATGTTGCGACGGTAGCTTAGAAGCGCAAGGAATAGGTAAAACAGCGAGTGTAACGCCACAAAACGTAACGATTACAGAAATAGACGGAGTAAGAACAATCGTTCGTCAAAACAACTAAAAAAGGAACAAGTAAAAAATCAAAAGTTAATAAGTTATGAATACGAAAAAAGTAATTTACGAAAAATTGTTTAAAGCTGACAACGTAGAGTTAGCAAAGCACGAAATTGATTTAGCTTTAGCAGATGACTTAAAGCAGTCTATTGTTTTTTTACAAAAAGCAAGTGATGCTATTAATTTATCAATTAAAGGATATGAAGATGCATATAAAAAAATGCAGACTGAATCAAAAGGTGGTAAATCAGTTTTAGATACTCAATCAAAATTAATTAATAAGATTGAAGCAACAGCAAAAGACTTAGGAATTAATCCTACTTCAATACCTAATTATAATGAAGTTAATAAATCTTGGGAAGCATTAAGTGCAACAATAGATAAAGTAAATGAATTTTAATATAAATAAAAATGAAAAATAGCCTAATAAACCAAATTAAAACTTTGCTCGGAATGGAAGTAAAACTTGAGCAAATGAAACAGAAGACGAACAAAAAATACCTGTTCCTGTTGGAGAATACGAATTAGAAGACGGACGTATTTTGGTAGTAGTAGAAGAAGGAATCATCGCTGAAGTGAAAGAGAAAGAAGTAGAAGAAGAAGAAGTAGAAGAGCCTGAAGCAGAAGTAGAAGTAGAAACCGAAAAGAAAGAAGAAATGGAAACTTCAAAAGCAGCTCCTAAGAAAACTATCGAATCAGTAGTTAAAGAAACTTTCTTTTCTGAAATCGAAAAACTACAATCTGAAAACGAAACTTTAAAAGCTGAATTAAGCAAATTGAAAGAAGAAAAAGAAGTAGAACTTTCAGAAGTTAAACCAATTTTTTTCAACCCTGAAAACGAAAACAAAGTAGAATCTATTAAAATTGCGTCAAGAAGACCACGCACTATTATGGATTCAGTTTTAAACAAACTAAATAAGTAATAATTTAAAAAACAATAAAAAATGAGTACAACATTTACAAGTATCTCAAATGATTCTTTACGTCAAGTAGGTGTAATTGAAACATTGACAGGTGCAACAACTTTAACTGCTGAAGATAGCGGTAAAGTATTTATCTTAAACGCTGCTGCAGGTGCGCAAATTACACTTCCTGCTGTTGCTGATGGCGCTGGACAATCTTACAAGTTTGTAGTGGGTGCATTATTCGCTACTACTGCTTGGACGATTAAAGCGGCTACAAACAAAATTCAAGGTGGTGTTATCGTGAACAGTACAAACGTTCCTGGAGCTGATGAAAACACGATTACATTTTCAGCTTCTGCTGACACAATCGGTGATTTCGTAGAATTAGTTGGTGATGGAACAAACTGGTATGTTTTCGGACTTGGAACTGCTGCTGGAGCAATTACTTTAACCGTAGTATAAATAAAATAAAAAACTAAATAAAATGGAAAAAATTAACCTATCAACTACTCAAAGCATTACTACAACGTATGCTGGTGAGTTCGCTGGAAAATATATCGCTGCGGCTTTGTTAAGCGCTCCAACTTTGGAGAAAGGCGGTATTACTATTATGCCAAACGTGAAGTACAAACAAGTAATCAAACGAGTAGCTACTGATGACATCATTAAAAATGCAACTTGTGATTTTGACCCTACTTCTACAGTAACTTTAACTGAAAGAGTATTGCAACCTGAATCTTTTCAAGTTAACTTACAATTGTGTAAATCTGATTTTAGATCGGACTGGGATGCTATTCAAATGGGATATTCTGCATTCGATGTTTTGCCGAAATCATTTGCTGATTTCTTAATTGCACACGCTGCTGAAAAAGTTGCTGCTGGAATGGAAACTTCTATTTGGAGAGGTGTTAACGCAACGGCTGGACAATTTGCTGGTATCATGACACAATTAACTACTGATGCTGCTTTACCTGCTGCTCAAGAAATTGCTGGTACTACTGTTGACGCTACTAACGTTGTTGCTCAATTAGGTTCTATCGTTGACGCTTTGCCAGCTGCTTTGTACGGTAAAGAAGATTTAGTTCTTTATGTTTCAAATAACATTTATAGAGCTTACGTTCGTGCATTGGGTGGTTTTGCTGCTGCTGGAGTAGGTGCTAACGGTTACGATAACAAAGGAAATAACCAAGTATTAAATGACTTGTATTTTGACGGAGTTAAAATATTCTTAGCTAACGGACTTGCTTCTAACACTGCTTTACTTTCTCAAACTTCAAACTTATACTTTGCGACTGGTTTAATGAATGATATGAACGAAGTTAAAGTTATTGATATGGGTGACATCGACGGTTCGCAAAATGTACGCGTAGTAATGCGATTTACTGCTGACGCTAAGTATGGTTTTGCTTCTGACGTTGTAACTTACGGAATCGTTAACTCGGCTAACTAATATAAACTAACTTAAAACGAGGGGAGGTAAAATGCCTTCCCTTTTTTGTTTAACATTAAAAATATAATAAAATGAGCTGTGATATAGCAAACGGAAGATTAGAAGCCTGTAAAGATGCGATTTCAGGACTTTTAAACATTTACTTTATTAACTATGGTGATTTAAATACATTACAGTCAAGTGTAACTTTTGACGGTGACGATCAAATTACTTCTTGGATTACTGCAACACAAATTAACCTTTACAAATATGAATTGAAAGGTGCAAATGGTTTTGAGCAAACTATCCAAACTTCAAGAGACAACGGTACTACATTTTTTGAGCAAGTATTGACTGTTCAATTGAAAAAACAAAGTGCAGAAACGCATAAGAACGTGAAATTGTTAGCTTACGGACGTCCAAGAATTGTTATCGAAACACGTGATCATCAGTTCTTTTTAGCTGGTTACGATCAAGGATGTGACGTTACTGCTGGTACTGTTTCAACAGGAACTGCAATGGGAGATTTCAACGGTTATAATTTGACTTTCACAGGAATGGAGAAAAGCCCTGCTTATTTCTTAGATTGTGCTGATGAAGCTGGCTTACAAGCTATCTTTACAGACGGCGCTTTGGATGCAAATATTATTGACAATTAATCCATATATATCTTGCAGAAAGACCCTACCATTACGGTGGGGTTTTTTGTTTTTGGACAATTTCTAAGTTTTGGCGTTATAGATATATGATTGTACTAACAACAGATACTGAAGCACAAACATTTGTATTTATTCCACGTGGTTCGACTTTTGATACGGTTGAAATAACGGACGATCAAACCAATGAAACGGTATCTTTAGAAGAATGGGAATTTACAGAGGGAGATTATTATTCAACTTTAGAAGCTGAATTTGCTTTAGTTGAAAATCATTTTTACAATTTAGAAATAAAAAACGGAACTGAAATAATTTACAGAGATAGGATATTTTGTACAGACCAAAGTATAGTGAGTTTTTCAGTTAACAACGGACAGTATGTTTCAAACACTACTGGCAATACATTTATAGTTTATGAGTAATATACACGTTTTAAATTTAAGTGCTTATACAACGCCTACGATTCAAGAATCTAAAAGAGATGCTTGGGTTGAATTTGGTGAGGACAATAATTACTTCCAATATCTAATCGACAGATACACGAATTCTACGACGAATAACGCTATTATAAACAATATTAGTAGATTAGTATATGGACGTGGTTTAAGTGCGTTAGATGCGTCTAAAAAGCCAAATGAGTACGCCCAAATGATGACTTTGTTCAACAAGGATTGTATTCGTAAAATGGTTATGGATAGAAAGATGTTAGGACAGTTCGCTATCCAAGTACATTATTCAAAAGACCACAAGACTATTTTAAAGGCTTATCATATACCTGTTAACTTATTAAGAGCTGAAAAGTGTAATAAAGAGGGTGAAGTTGAGGCGTATTATTATTCTGATAATTGGTCAGATGTTAAGAAATACGCACCTAAAAGAATACCTGCATTTGGATATTCAAATGAGCAAATCGAGATTTTATTTGTAAAGCCGTATGCTGTTGGAATGAAGTATTATGCTTATCCTGATTATCAGGGTGCTATTCCATACGCTTTACTTGAGGAGGAGGTTGCTGATTATTTAATAAACGAGGTTCAAAACGGATTTTCAGGCACTAAGGTTGTAAACTTTAATAACGGTGTTCCAAGTGAAGAACAACAAGAAATTATTTCAAATAAAGTTTTAAGCAAATTAACAGGTTCGAGAGGTCAAAAAGTTATTGTAGCATTTAACTTAAACCAAGAATCTAAAACTACTGTTGACGATATTCCTTTGAATGATGCACCTGACCATTACACTTATTTAAGTGAAGAATGTCTACGTAAGATAATGTTAGGACACAACGTAACTTCACCTTTACTTTTTGGTATTGCTACAACAACTGGTTTTGGTTCAAATGCTGATGAGCTACAAAACTCAAGTATTCTATTCGACAATATGGTTATTAAGCCATTACAAGAAGAATTATTAGATGCGTTTGATACTATTTTAGCTTACAACGGAATATCTTTAAAGTTATTCTTTAAAACGCTTCAACCTTTAGAATTTACAGACTTAGAAAACGCACAAACAGAAGAACAAGTAGCAGAAGAAACAGGAACGGAGTTAAGTTCACAAGGTGATGCGTTAGCACAAGCACTAATTGAC